AAATAAAGGTATTTTTCATTTTAAACAATTTCAAATAATTTATAAATAAAGGTATTTTTCATTTTAAACAATTTCAAATAATTTATAAATAAAGGTATTTTTCATTTTAAACAATTTCAAATAATTTATAAATAAAGGTATTTTTCATTTTAACCAATTTCAAATAATTTATAAATAAAAGTATTTTTATATTTATTTATTTCTATAGTTTTATTATATATTTTACCTTTTGATAAATATTTAATTGTTAGCATAGTATATTCTTTTGGTATATTTAAATAAGAAAATACATATAATTCTATAGCTGAATTATAATATTTAATAGCATGTGCTAAATTGTATGAATGTATTAAATCATTATCAGACACATAAAACTCTAATAACACTGGTAAAATATGATTTGTATAATTATTAGTAATTTGATATGTATTATCTATTTTATAGATAACTTGATAACCAGTTAACCAACTAAAATATTTTATTATTATAAATGGCATTAAATATAATAAATAATTAATAAATGTATCAAGCCATATGTAATGGTCATTTATTTTTAAACCAATTACACTAACAAAAAAATTCTTAATAAAAAAATTTCGTAAATTTATATAGATATTTATAATCATAATAATATAATATATAAATTACTAACTTTTAAATATAATTAAAGAGATTTTAATATTTACAAAATAAATGATTAATTTAAATACTAATTTAATTTATGAATGGAATTTATGGTATCATTCTGAAAAAGATAATTGGAAAATATCAGGATATAAAAAAATTTATGAAATGAAAACAATCTGTAACTTTTGGAAATTATATAATAATTGGGATAAATTAGGAGGTATTACAATGAAACATTTTTTTCTTATGAAAAATGGTATAAATCCAATATGGGAAGATCCACAAAATATTAATGGTGGTTGTTGGTCATTTAAAATTCAAGAAGATAATGCAGAAGAATTATGGGAAGATTTATCAATTCATTTAGTATGCGGACATTTATGTCCAACAATTCAAGAAGAAGTTCTTGGATTATCAATATGTTTAAAAAAAAATAATAGTGCTGTAATTAAAATTTGGAATAAAAACTCAAAAAATAATAGTTTAAAATTAATTAATCAAACTATATTACAAAAGTGGGGAATGGATATTATTTATATTGCCCACATGCCAAATTAAATGTTTATTCAGACTTGCTGGGGCTTAATACTAATTTAATTTCACCAAGAGCTGCTATTTGATATGTTACTATTATTGGATAATCATTTTTTAAAAATAATGTAACCTGATTACATAAATTAGTACATTTTGTAAAAATTAATAAAAATTTTAATTCGAATAATCCTTGAACAATTTCATTAATATTAGCAGTTGTTGAAACAATAGATAATCCGCCATTTGTTTCACCTACTTCAAACTCTAAATTACCAATTTCTCCCTTCCCTGAGAAAAATAATTTTTTAGAGGTTGCTTTAATTTCTATTTTATCTGTTGATGCAGCCATATCTTTACAATATTTATGAAAATCTTGTGATGGTAATGTAATTGAATATGGAAATTGAATAGGTGTAATATCATATGTTTCTTCTTCAATATCCATTAAATTTAATTTAAATGTTTTCTTTTCTCTCTTTTCTACACTTTCTAATATTACAATTAATTTATTAATATCATCGTCATCAACTAACCATGACATTGTATCAAAATGAGACATACATTTTAAACATTTTAATAGATTGCCAATATCAATACCTAAAGTTAATTTTTTTTTGTGATAATTATATTTATATACATCAAATTTATTTGCATCTAATCTCATATATACTAATATTTTACCTGTTTTATTAACTTCTTTTAATACCACGCCACCTATAGTTTTTTTATTTTCTATAATATTTGTTGAAGACTGTCTCGTAGGATGTGATAAATAATTTGTTTTATCACATTCTTTATTATTTATCACTGTTTGAACATTATTTAACAAATCTTTAGATATATTGTATGTCTCTATATTATTATCTAATAATTCATTAGATATTTCAGATGTTTCTGGTTTATCTGTATATTCTTCTATATGGTCTTTTATATGATCTTTAGCAAAAATTATTGGGTTAACTTTTTCACCAGATTCATATTGTGAATATCCTTCTAATTTTATTTTTGATTTTTTTCCTAAACGTAAATTATTTTCTTTCGGAAATATAGATGAATCATTGGGAATAACGTGTGAACATGATGGATTATCATATTGAGGTATATTACTTGATAATGGTGAATATTCAGATTGATCTATTTTATCTGTATACTGTTCTGATATGTTGTCATCAATATAATATGGATAAAATTCAAAATTAGCATCCGTTAATAAAGAATTAATGGCATCAGTTACAATTTTAATAGAAGCTGCTTGTGTAGTTTTAAGTTCTAAAATATATACCATTTATTATTTATTATTTGTGTATTATTCTTTAAAATGTTTTTACATATTCAATGAAAAAGTTATTATGTAATAATTATAATAAAATATATAATTTTATTATAATAAAAACTTTAAATTTAAAATTAATAAAATAAAATCTAATTAATAATATATAATGGCTACAAAATATAACCTTCTAAATCCACATATTTTGGGTGATTTTAAAAATCAAGTAACTGCACAAACATCAGCTGAAGCAGCTAAAATATTTTATACTAATTTATCTCAACATTTTAATAACGCAGTGCCACAATTTCATTTTACAATTCAAAAAGGAACTTCAGGAACGGGTAAATATTATCATTTTAAAGTAAAAGAAATAAAAAATAAAAATAAAGTTACATTTAAAATTAAACCAATGCCAGACATTGACACATCACATGAAGCTATGGCTCCATTTATGGAAAAATTAGATAAATTTAAAGAAAAAATAAATCAAGACGGTGGGAAAAAGAAAACTCGTAAGAAATCTAAAAAATATGATGATTCAGATGATTCAGATTCAGATTCAGATGATTTTTATAAAAGTATAAGAACATACCGCCCTGTAAATCAACCCATTTATTATTGGTGGTATGACCCCTATATATATAAACTTGATTCACTTTATATCCCAACATTTTATTCATATATAACTCCTTTTATTGAATTAGGTCTATATCCTTACATTTATCCATAAATTATTTATTAATATTATGATTAAATTTATATATTTTTTATTTTCTTAAACATTTAAAAAATATATCTGTTTTTAATAATTTATCCGGAGTAGTATATTCATCATCTACTAATATTCTTCCACGTTCTGACACACACTCACCTGATTCATATTCTGGTGGAATAACTCTTTTTACAAATTCTTTAACTTTTGTTGGAATTTCATCTTCTGTATAAAATTCTGGGAAAAATCCTTTTCGTGTTAATGTACTAAAAAAATAATGAATATCATAATATTTGTGTTGTTTTGGTTTAATATTTATTTTATTAGTCCATTCAGCTTCTACTTTAGAATTATTAACAACACCAGGAATACACGCAAAATCAAAATCCCATAATTTAATTTGAAATCCTATATTTGGCACAATATATTGTTGTTGATTAATTTTATATAAATATTTTTTATTTGTTTCATCTATATCAATATTATGAATTAATATATTATTTGCTTTCATATCATTATGTCTAAAACTAGGATATTTTGCATGAATGATTGATAAAACTGATAAAATTTGAAAAAATATTGCTTGCCAATGTTTTACTTTCATTATTTTATAATTTTTTCGTAAATAATCTAATAAATCACCACCATTTGCCCATTCACTAACTAATATTGATACATTCTGATAATATTCACCTTTTTCATATTTTTCTACAAATTGTTCAAATTTTTTATTATTAACAATATTTGATTTTGTTAAACTTAAAAATGGTTTTATACTAGTATTAAATGTAGTTATTGGTAATACGATATGTGGTGTTTGTTTAGTAATTACTAAATTAGATAACAAACGTATCATTAATAATTCAGTATTTTCGGGCCTTTTCGCATTATACATATCACCATAATTTTCTTTTTTAGGATATGCCACAATTTTTACAGCATATGATTGTTTATTTTCATTATTAGGCGGTGGATGAATACCTTTAAATGTATGTCCTGTTGAACCACTTTTAATATATAATAATTTCCCCCCTAGATCATTTATTGCTTTACTAAAATCAACATATTTTTTAGGTAATAATGAACGTATATCATCAGTATTAGTTGAATATTCAAAAGAATCTGATGATGATTTAAAATCTAATATCGGGTCAATATAATTCCCACCAACCATTTTTTGAATAATATCTATTCTATCAGAAATAAAATTAAAATTTTTTTTGTTTTCTTTTTTATTCATAATTAATTTATATTATATTTTTAATTTATATATAAATACGCCCTCTAAATATATATTTGCTTTTAATAATATTTTTATATTATTTTATAAAAATATTATTAATTATGTTTAATAACTAATTAAAATTTGCTTGATAAGGATTAATACTTGTATTTCTGCTTTTTTCTTCTATAGTTAATTTATTTTTATATTTATTAAATGTTTTTTTTACCATATCTATGTCAAGTGGTGGTAATTTTGGAATACCCATCCAATATCTTTTTTTATTAATAAAATCTTGAATAAATTCACGAGGATATAAATATATTATTGGCGAATTACTTGATAGCATTAAATGTTGTAGGCTTTTAGGTAATAAATTACTTGAATGAGGCGACAATACTGATAATAATTGCATGAATGGTTTTAATGGTGTGCCTTTTTTAAATTTAATTTTACTAATATTAGCAGAGTCTAAATATTTTGAAATATCTGATATAAATGGCGGATAATCATAAGGATAATACCAATCCCAAGAAGGACATTCTTCAAAATAATATAATGTAACCCATTTTAACCCCATTAAATAATGTATCACTATATTTTGACTAAATTCTTCTAATTCATCATCTCCTACACCCCAATAATGTTTATAATATCTTTTTCTCCAATGTTCAGGTGCACCTGATCCTAATTGAATAGGATCACTAACTTTAAATTGCACATTTTCAACCATTGCAACTTCTTTTTCATATGCATCACCCTCTGACCTAAAAAATCTTCTCTTTGTATTAAAATGTTCAATTAATATATTATTTTCTAATAATGCTAATTTATTAATAAATAATGTTAAAAATGTAATATTAATTTTATTTTGTGATTTTATTTTATCATCTAATAAATAATAAATTTGTTTTTTAGCCATAAATAATTCAGTCATAGTATCTGCATAACTAACTATTAAACTTTCAATACCCGATTTATGAATATCTAATGACGGAATATGTGGTAAGAAATCATTTCCTAAAAAATAACATATAAAAATAAAATCATTTACTAATCTTGTATCATTTAATAATTCACCAATAGATGTTTTTGATAAAAAACTTTTAATTGTATTGATAATAGATAATTTCATTATTTTAATACTTACATGGTTTAATACTTCTTTGGATTCTTGTTTATTAATTTCATTTGCTTCTCTTAATAAATATATTTTATCAGATTCTGTAGCTAATGCTAAAAAAATTAAATCAGCATCTAAACCATATATAACATAAGAAAAATCATGTTTTTCTTGTTGTTGTTGTCGAATAAATTGTAATAATTTATGTTCTCCTTCTGCTGGTGTAAAACAAGATGAATATATTATATGTTTTTTATAAGTTTTAGCCCAGTCAATTATTCTACTATGTAATTTAACCATAAATACTGTTCCCGGTGTAATAGCATTACTATTCCAATGATGTGTTAATGGTTTATTATATTTCTTTTTTAAATTATCCCACATTGCTTTATCTGCAAGTGATTTAAATCGCCTACTCCGTTGTTGTTTAATTTTAGCAACTGGTGCTACACCATCAATTGCTAAATAAATTCCTTTATTTGGATTAACATGAGATATTATTTTTTCTAAATATTCAAATATTGCATTTATCATTTTATGTTCTAATATATCATTATCTGTTATAGTTGGATTGTCTGCTAAAACTTTATAACATACTGGATGTATTAAACAATTTGCATCAATTAAAATGTAATTAATACTATTAATTTCATGCAATATTGATGAATCATTATCTTGTATATTTGCTTTATTAAATATAAATTTATCTTTTTTATAATTTTTCATTAACCATAAGAAAAATCCAGGGACACCCATATTATACTTAATTATATAATATTTTATTTGTTTATATATTAAATTTTTTATAAATAGCCTTGAGCATTCTATTAATCATATTTACATATATTATAATATCAATGTCCTGATTAATATCCATAATATTAAAAACACTTTCAAATCTTAAAATATATTTAACATTAGAGTCTTTGTCTGGATAATTTTTTTTTAATATTTTATAACAATTATAATATTTAGTATCTGAGATATTTTGTTTAAAATTATTTGTAGTATTATAAAATAAAATAATATATGGATTAATTACAATATTAAATAAATTTCGAGATTGATTATGATATTCGCATTCTGTCCATTTATTATTATTTATTTTTGTAATTAACTTATAATATAATGTATTAGCTGCATAATAATTTCTATAATCTATATTCTGTAAATATTTAATAATAAATTTAGGGTTTATTTTTTCAGATATTTCTATATCTAATTGATAAAAATTTAAATTAGATATATCTCTTGCTATTTTTATAGTAATATCATTTATATTCTTATAAAATACAAATGGATTATTTGTCCATTTACTATCCCTTGTTTTGTCAAAAAAATTATATATAGTATATATGGCAGCTGGTAAAATTATCTGTTTTTCCATATAGTGTTTCTTATTTTATAATAGATTATAAATTCAGTGTGGGTGAAAAAATATATTATATGTATATATATAATGATAAATTTGAATAATGATTTTTACAAAATGAAATATAAAAAATATAAAAATAAATATATTACAATTAAAAACCAATACGGCGGAATAGTTGAACGAACCGATTCAACACTTCGAGTGACTGAGGATAAAACTATTGATAAAGCTACTAAAATATTAGAAGAATTAAAAGACACAGATAATATAACAAAACTTACTTTTAGTTACAATACAATTGATGATGATGGTGCAGCTAAGATAGCTGAATTTATTAAAAAACTAACAACACTACAAAAATTTCAATTTTTTAATAATGATGTTAAGGATGGAGTTATGCAAATAATAGCAGCTAGTCTTAAAACTCTACAAACACCAGGAAAACTAGAAACACTTAACATTGCCGAACAGAATATTACTAATGAAAATATTATTGCACTTTGTGATAGTTTTGAAAACATGACCGGATTAAAATCACTTCTCATTCGATGTTATACAATTGATAATAAAGGTGCGAGTGCACTTGCTAATAGTTTTCAACATATGCCTAATTTAACATCTCTTGATCTTAATTATACTAGGTTTGACAGTGAAAGTGCTAATGCACTTGTTAAAGGTTTTAAAAATCTGCGTAATTTAACATCTCTTAATCTTAACTCTACTAAATTTGGCGGTGGTGTTAGTGCACTTGCTAATAGTTTTCAACATATGCCTAATTTAACAAATCTTGATTTTTCCAGTAATGAAGTTGGTAATAAAGGTGTTAGTGCACTTGCTAATAGTTTTCAACATATAACAAAGTTAAGACAACTTTATCTTTCCAACAATAATATTGGTAATAAAGGTGCTAGTGCACTTGCTACAGGTTTTATAAACCTGTCCAAATTACAAATCCTTAATCTTTCTTATAATAAGTTTGGTAATAAAGGTGTTAGTGCACTTGCTAAGAGTTTTACACATTTAACTCAGTTAAGACGCCTTGAACTTAACAAAAATACTATTAGGAATAAAGGTGCTATTGAACTTGTTAATAGTTTACAACACAATCCTCATTTATACTCCATTGAACTTCGCGGCAATAAAATTGGTGATGCTGGCGCATTGTCAGTTGTAAATATTGTTCTATCTACTATAACTACTATAAAAACTCTTGATCTTTCATATAATTATATTAGTAATGAATCTCAAGGCACACTTACATCCAGAAATGATGATAAAAATAAACTTAAATCCTTATTTGACCTGCCAAATACTTTAAGCCTTAATAATCAACAAAAGCAAACATTTATTTGTATACCTAATGTTAATGGAAAATATGATACTATGTGTGAAGAAAGTGAAAGTGAAGAAAGTGAAGAAAGTGAAAGTGAAGAAAGTGAAGAAAGTGAAGAAAGTGAAGACAGTGAAGAAAGTGAAGAAAGTGAAGACAGTGAAGAAAGTGAAGAAAGTAAAGAGATTGCCAAATACTTTGAGGCTTAATAATCAAAAAAAGCAAACATTTATTTGTATACCTAATGTTAATGGAAAATATGATACTATGTGTGAAGAAAGTGAAAATGAAGAAAGTGAAAGTGAAAGTGAAAGTGACGAAAGTGAAGAGTAGTAAAAATTTATTTTTTATAATATATATATATAATGATAAATTTGAATGATGATTTTTACAAAATGAAATATAAAAAATATAAAAATAAATATATTACAATTAAAAACCAATACGGTGGAACAATTAACTGGTCTGGTTCAATGCTTGAGGTGACTAAAGAAAATATTGATGAAAATTATAAAACATTAGACGAATTAAAAGAAACAGATACTATAACAGGACTTATTTTTAGGAGCAATACAACAATTGATAATGATGGTGCAGCTAAGATAGCTGAATTTATTAAAAAATTAACAAAACTAACAAAATTTCAGTTTAGCAATAATGGGAATGATGATCAAGTTATAGAAAAAATAGTAGAAAGTCTTAAAAATCTGAATACACTAAAACACCTTACCTTTAGCGAAGGAAATATTAGTAGTGCCGATTTTGTTGCACTTGCCTCTAGTTTTAAAAGCATGTCCGGATTAATACATCTTAATCTTTCCATTAATAATATTGATAAAGAGGGTGCTATTGCACTTGCTAATAGTTTTGAACAAATGCCTAATTTAACATATCTTGATCTTGCCTATACTATTGTTATCAGTGAATGCACTAATACACTTGCGAAAAGTTTTAAAAATATGCATAATTTAACATCTCTTGATCTTAACAATATTAGGTTTGACAGTAAAGATGCTATTGAACTTGCGGAAGGTTTTAAAAATATGCATAATTTAACATATCTTAATCTTTCATCTAATAATTTTAAAAGTGAAGGGGTTATTGTACTTGCTAATAGTTTTGAAAAAATGCATAATTTAACATATCTTAATCTTTCCAAAAATTATATTGACAGTGAAGGTGCTAGTTCACTTGCTGAAGGTTTTAAAAATATGTCTAAATTAACAAATCTTAATCTTTCCAGTAATAATTTTGGCAGTGAAGGGGCTATTGCACTTGTACCGGGTTTTACACACACGTCCACATTACAAACCCTTAATCTTTCTAGTAATGATTTTGGCAATAAAGGGACTATTGCACTTGCGGAAGGTTTTACAAACATGTCCACATTACAAAACCTTTCTCTTTCAAGTAATTCTATTGATAATGAAGGTGCTATAGCACTTGCTCATAATTTTCACAACATATCAGATTTAAAATATCTTTATCTTAACCACAATACTATTGGTAATGACGGTGCTAGTGCACTTGCTGATAGTTTTAAACATATAAAACAGTTAACAGAACTTAACCTTGTCGGCAATAATATTGGTAATAACGGTGCTATTGCACTTGCTAATAGTTTAAAATACATACCACAATTAAAATTCCTTAGACTTCACAACAATAAGATTAGCGATAAAGGTGCAATTAAACTTGTAAATAGTTTTCCAAACAAGGATAAATATAATATTCTTGATCTTTCATATAATTATATTAGTAATAAATCTGAAAGCATGCTTAAACAAACAGTTATGAATAAATATGAATTAAAAATTAATGGTCAAAAAAAACAAGAAAACTCACAAATTTGTATACCTAATGTTAATGGAAGTCATACGACTATCGCGGAGTGTGAAGACGTTGATGATACATATAAAAATAAATACATTACAATTAAAAACCAATACGGCGGAACAGTTAGTCCTGACTGTATAAATTGCATTTTATATACTAAAAATGAAATTACACATATTAATGATAAGAAACAAAAAGTTATACATAACTTTGATTTAAAAGATATGACAAATCTAAGTAAACTAATCTTTGTTGATAGTGATTATGTTAAAATGGTATCTAGTCTTACACATCTACAGCTGTCTAATTTAAATATTCTTAATATTAACTTTTCCAATTTTGATATTAATGACGCATATATAAAATTATTAGCTAATAGTATCATACAAATGCCCAATTTACAGGATTTTACATTAAGGATTCATAATGATGATGATATTATTATTAGTAGTGATGAAGGTGTAAAAGCACTCGCAAATAGTATTGCACAACTGTATAATTTAAACTTCCTTTATCTTGATCTTACAAGTGTTAAAATTAGCAATGATGGGGAAAAAGATCTGATGAATAGTATTGTACAATTGGTCAAATTAAAACATCTTTTTCTTACTCATACCATTAACGATATAAATAAACTAGCATTTAATCTGAAAAACCTTTCTGACTTAATACGGCTTGACCTTAACAATAATAATATTAGTGATACAGATGTAAAAGTACTCGCACCTAATTTTAAATACTTGACTAAATTACAATATTTAGACCTTGGCAATAATAATATTAGTGATACAGGTATAGAAGCACTCGCACCTCATTTTAAATACTTGACTAAATTACAATTGTTAAGCCTTGTCAATAATAATATTAGTGATACAGGTGTAAAAGCACTAGCTCCTCATTTTGAATACTTGACTAAATTACAATTTTTAGCCCTTGACAATAATAATATTAGTGATATAGGTGTAAAAGCACTAGCACCTCATTTTGAATACTTGACTGAATTAGAGGACCTTCAATTTCCCTCAAATAATATTGGTGATAATGGTGCTACTATACTTGCTGATAGTTTTCAATTCATGTCCAAATTAAAATACCTTGATCTTGAGAACAATAAAATTGGTAATGAAGGTGCTATTGCGCTTGCTGAGAGTTTTCCCTTAATACCCAAATTAAGATACCTTTATCTTAATAAAAATAAGATTGGTGATAAAGGTGCAATTGCACTGGCAGAAAAACTTAAAAGGACTTTTAGCGGCACTATCGGTGCTACTGATCCAGATGAATTAACGCTTAACCTTTCTGAAAATATAATTGGGGAAGAATGCGTAAAATACCTTATACAACTCAATGAGGACTATATAAAAATAACCGTATATGACCAAATTATACATATTTGTATACCTAATGTTAATGGAAGTCATATGACTATCCAGGAGTGTGAATACAATGATGATGATGATACTGATACATATTATTATGATACTGATACTGATACTGATACTGATACTGATACTGATACTGATACTGATACATAGTAGATTTATTTTTGTATAATATATATATATATGTATAATGATAAATTTGAATAATAATTTTTACAAAATAAAATATATAAAATATAAAAATAAATACATCACAATTAAAAATCAATATGGTGGAACAATTAATCACAATGACACATCACTTGAGATATATAAAGAAACTATTAATAATGATTATACAAAACTAAAAGAACTAGAAAAAATAAAAAATTTAACAACACTTACTTTTACAGGAAATACAATTACTGATGATGGTGCAGCTAAGATAGGTGCGCTTATTACAAAACAGACAAAACTAAAAGAATTTATTTTTAATCATAATACGAATGAGGATAAAGTTATAGAACAAATAGTAAAAAGTCTTGAAAATCTGAAAGAACTAGAAAAACTTAGCTTTTATGGATACAAAATTGTTAATACCGAATTTGTTGCACTTGCTAATAGTTTTAAACAAATGACCAGATTAAAATCACTTTACATTAAATATAATAATATTGAGAAAGAGGGAACTATTGCACTTGCAGAAAGTTTTAAACAAATGCATGATTTAACATATCTTGCTCTTGACTATACTAGATTTAGTAGTGAAGGCACTAATGCACTTGCAGAAAGTTTTAAATATATGCCTAATTTAACATATCTTAATCTTGACTCTAATAAATTTAATAGTAAAGATGCGATTGCACTTGCGGAAGGTTTTACAAATATGTCTAATTTAAAATCTCTTAATCTTGACTCTAATTATTTTGGCAGTGAAGGTGGTAGTGCACTTGCAGAAGGTTTTAAAAATATGCCTAATTTAACATATCTTAATCTTAACTCTACTCATATTGGCAGCGAAGGTGTAATTAAACTTGCAACTAGTTTTAAAAATATGTCTAATTTAACATATCTTAATCTTGCCAATAATAATTTTGACAGTAAAGACACTAGTGCACTTGCGTCGGGTTTTACACACATGTCCGGATTACAAACCCTTAATCTTTCCATAAATAATTTTAACAATGAAAGTGTAATTGAACTGATTAGTAGTTTTGAAAAAATGATTAATTTAACAAACATTAATCTTTTCAGAAATAATTTTGGCAATGATGGGGCTATTGCACTTGCTAATAGTTTTGAAAAAATGATTAATTTAACAGAGCTTAACCTTGGCTTCAATAATATTGGTAATAGTGGTGCTATTGAACTTGCTAAAAGTTTATATCACATACATCTATTAACTTATCTTAATCTTAATAATAATAATATTGGTAATAAAGGTGCAATTGAACTTGTAACAAATTTTCTAATCAAGAACAATGATAAAGATTGTTATCTTGATCTTTCAAATAATCATATTAGTGAAGAATATAAATCCATACTTATGTCAGCAGTTAATGAGAAATATAAATTATACCTTGATGATCAAAAAACGCAAGAAAACACATTTATTTGTATACCTAATGTTAATGGAAATCATACGAATATTGAGGAATGTAAACAAAGTGAAGAATACTAAAAATTTATTTTTTTATAATAATATATATAATGATAAATTTAAATAATAATTTTTACAAAATGAAATATAAAAAATATAAAAATAAATACATTACAATTAAAAACCAATACGCCGGCGGCGGAACAATTGAACATACTGAGACAAGACTTCGGGTGTCTGATCAAATTATTGAGTTTGAGTTAGCACTATTCCCATATAATCCATCTGAGATAACGGAACTTACTTTTTATAATAATATGATTTTTGATACTGATGCAGAATATATAGTCAAGTTTATTGAATTACAACCAACACTAATTTCATTTATTTTTGAGAGTAATAAGACTACTGATGAAGCTATAAAAATAATAGCAGAAAGTCTTAAAAATAAGAATACACTAATAACACTTAGTTTTAGAGACAATTATATTGGCTACCAAGGTGTAGAAGCACTAGCTCCTTCTCTTGTAAATTTGACTAAATTAACTCACCTAGACCTTAGCATGAATGATATTACCGTTATAGGTATAAAAGTACTAGCTCCTTCTCTTAAAAACATGACCTCATTAAACACTCTTTATTTTTCCCATAATAATATTGGCGACCAAGGTGTAAAAGCACTAGCTCCTTCTCTTGTAAATTTGACTAAATTAGCTCGCCTAGACCTTAGCATGAATAATATTACTGTTATAGGTATAAAAGAACTTGTATCTTATTTCAAAAGATTGGGCGTATTAGAATTCCTTGACATTAGTAATAATATGATTGGTGATGATGGTATAAAAATACTTGCAGATAATCTTACACACGTGCCAAAATTAAATTATCTTGATCTTTCTAAAAATAAGATTGGAGATAATGGTATAATAAGTCTTGCAAATAATCTTAAACACGTACTAAATTTAGGAAACCTGTACCTTGATTCAAATAAGATTAGCAATAAAGGTGCGCTTGCTCTAATAAATCAACTTAACATCACGAAGATATACATTTTGGGGCTTAATAATAATCAAATAAAAGACGTAGACAAAATTAAAAAACTCATAACAAACTTTGATGGAACAATAAACTTTAATGTAACATTAACGGATCAAATTATACAAACACATATTTGTATACCTAATGTTAGGGGAGAATATGATACTATGGATTGTGAAGGTGAAGAATACTAAAAATTTATTTTTTTATAATAATATATATAATGCTAAATTTGAATAATAATTTTTACAAAATGAAATATAAAAAATATAAAAATAAATACATTACAATTAAAAACCAATACGGTGGAAAATTTAAACACGATGGCACAAAACTTGAGATATATGAAACTATTGATAATGATTATACAACAATACTAGAAAAAATAGAAAATTTAACAGAACTTATTTTTAGACAAAATACAATTACTGATAATAGTGCAGCTAAGATAAGTGAATTTATTACAAAACAAACAAAACTAAAAGAATTTATTTTTAATTATAATACGAATGAGGATAAAGTTATAGAAAAAATAGTAGGAAGTCTTGAAAATCTGAATACACTAGAAAAACTTAGCTTTTACGGAGGTAAATTTGTTACTAAAGATATTATTGCACTTGGTAATAGTTTTGCAAAAATGACCAAATTAAAATCATTAATCTTTACATATAATATTATTGATAAAGAGGGTGCTATTGCACTTGCAGATGGTTTTAAACAACTTCGTAATTTAACAAATCTTAATCTTGGCTATACTAATATTAAAAGTGAAGGGGCGATTGCACTTGTGGAAGGTTTTAAAAATATGCATAATTTAACATCTCTTAATCTTGAATCTAATTATATTTTCAATTATACTATTGAGAGTAAAGGTACTAGTGCACTTGCAGAAGTTTTTAAAAATATGCCTAATTTAAAATCTCTTTATCTTGGCTTTAATAATTTTGCCAGTAAAGTTACTAGTGCACTAGCAGAAGGTTTTAAACAAATACATGATTTAACATATCTTGATCTTGAATATAATAATTTAGGCAATGAAGGTGCTAGTGCACTTGCGGAAGGTTTTAAAAATATACCTAATTTAATATATCTTAATCTCGCCTTTAATCGTATTGACAGCGAAGGTGTAATTAAACTTGCAACTAGTTTTAAAAATATACCTAAATTAACATCTCTTAATCTTGATTATAATAATATTGGTAGTGAAGGGGCTATTGTACTTGCTACTATTTTTCAACACATACCGCTATTAAGCTACCTTAGACTTACCGACAATAATATTGATAATGATGGTGCTATTGCACTTGCTGATAGTTTTAAATACATACCATAATTAATAGAGCTTTATCTTATCAACAATAATATTGGTGATAAAGGTGCAATTGAACTTGTAACAAATTTTCTAATCAAGAACAATGATAAAGATTGTTATCTTGATCTTTCAAATAATCATATTAGTGAAGAATATAAATCCATACTTATGTCAGCAGTTAAT